TCTCTAACAGCATTTTTAATATCTTCAAAATGCTTATCAAATTTAGCTTTCCCATGAAGAGAAAGTTCTCTTATAGCTATCATTGCCTTATCTTTACTTATGGCGTTGCTATCAATCTTTTTCGTCCAGTCCAATTCATTCGAAATGGTTTCCAAAGATATAGGGGCGACCCATCTGTTAACAATTTTCTCAAACCTGAAACTTCTCTTTAAGAAACTGACCTCATAGATAGGCCTCAACTTAACAAAAGATATGCTTTTATTTTCGTTGGTGTATTTCAAACCTATCTTAGCCATGTGCACACTTAGGGTTATTTCATTGAACTTTTCTCTATACTTATCAGAAACAGAAAATATGTTATCGTCTCCTAAAGCTACGAGGTACACGTTCTTATTGAAAAGCACAGGATCAAGCCCCATACTGATCCAACAACATCTAAATGCGATATTATTATACATAGTATTGACAATTGCAGTTAAAGGATTGCCACTAGGCAAACTGTTGTACCAGAAATATAGTTTGTCGTCATATATATGACGAGAACTAGTAATCTCGGACCAAAGGCACATACGGATGTAAGTTTCCCTAGGATTAAGTCCATACCAATCATTGATAATAGTGAGAATCCTATTCAAAATTTCAACCTGTTGGCTACAATCAAAAGAAGAGAAATCACCAGCACCAATGCATTCTTCGTCACTACTCTTACTGAATCTTAAAAGCTTGGAAGCTAATGTATTCCAATCATTACCATATGGATTTATACCTATTGCTGATCCCACGTTCAGATTCATGTGACAGAACTCATCCATGAAACTTCCAAAATATTTCCTAAACAGTAACAACATTATGAAAGGTGAACCACTAAACATACGAGTCTTACCTTGTTTAATTTTCTCAAAAGGTCTAATCTCGTCTTTTAAATTATCAGTGTACAAGAAGAAAGGTCTTGTTCCTTTTTCATACATTTTCTCGTAGCGATCAACTTCAGTATCAATTTCATTAAATACCATATCGATAACATCAGTATCACCACTTGCAACAGCTCGGAAATACTTTTTCTTGAGATCATCTTCCGCAGGAGTATT